CGATAATGAAATTTTTCGTTAGCTGGTACTCTCAAGATGCTTCCTCCCTTCCTATACAACCCAAATTTATTTGGTTGAAGGGTTTGTGAAGCCTCTGTCATCTGACCACGTAAGTACTTTTCAAAGTGTTTGCGCTAAAGCAGTTTTCCTTCTGCTGGTTTGGTGACAACAATGTGACCTTGTGTGCGGGTTTATTAGACCTATTTACAACACACTCAGGAGACAAGTCGTCCCAACTCCCATTAGGTGTTACCTTAACACCGTTGTCAGGGTATTAAAACCCCCTCACTGACTGGGTTTGCAGGCCGTTTAACGGTATGCAATAATTTTGGGTTTTCGAGTCACGGGTATATTCCTACCGGGTAATAACTCCGCTAAGAACTCTCCGTGATCTCTGACTACGATTGGATAGACAATATTTTTATTTTCATATTTCATGTCTTCATCGCTCATCATCTCTAGTTCATGTGAACCAGATCCGAGTAATTGGGCGGCGAGCCTATAAGCACGTCCCCAGACATTCGAATTATGAATTAGAGCCTTATGCACCATGCCCCTGCCGGCGATCTTCGATAGATCTTCGTACGACAGGCGCTGCATTGCGTCGCAAACAAGGGTTTTGTAAGCCCTTGAATACTCGTCCTCAAGACACACCGACTCCCCATTGGGAAGTTCCGCTGCGTCAAAGAAGACTTGCTCGAGATTTGGATGTCTAATCCTTATTTCCTTCTCCACCAGTTGGTGGAGAACCCAGGTATCCATATCTTTAGGGAGGATGGGTCGAAAATCACGGTTGGTCAACAACTTCATCTTGATAATTGTTGCCGCGTAACGATCCATATCGGACATCTCCCCGTCATGGGGTAGTCCATAACCTCCTAGCCATTCTGGCACATACCAAGGTATGTTGGGATACTTAGTTAGTGTAGTCATATTATAGTAGATAAACCTCTTCTTAACCGAGGCCCACATCCGTGGCGGGCAGCTCCTTTTGAGCTCTCGACTGATGTTCCCAAGCTGACCACCGTGTACCATTTTAGGTCCACCGGCTGTGTCTGCCTTGGCGTCTCTTCGACGCCCCATCATCAGTCCAAGGTTAATGTAATTCCTCTCCACCCAACGTTGTTGGGACTCTTTCCATGTAAAAATGGTTGAGTTTATGGTAAGAAATTTATTAGAAAAGTAGGTTTTACCCAATGTAGTTTCCAAACCACCTGTTTTTGTGATTGGTTCCCATACAGATCTTAGTCTTCTTCTATGTCCCTTAAGGACACAGTCATCCCCGTTGATCAAGAGCGGTGCTATTGCGCCTTTCTCCGATCCGGGTTTGTTTACAAGACGGAAACCTTTATGGTACGATGTCTCCAGAGAGTGTCGGCACATCGCTGCATTAGCGATGCAAAGGAAAGGGAACGATATAATCGAACCCATCAGCTGTCCATTTGTTTGGGGGAGTATTTCTCCCTCATGTTCAAACAAATGTTCGGTGAGTGCCTTAAGAAAGAGTCTCTTCAATCTTACCAGAAAATTTCTAGGTAAGAGGTCGAGATACTCTTCAGGCATTTCTTCTTCCATAAGGTCGAAGAGCTCATCAACAGCGACTTCCGATGCCCACGACTTAATTTTATTAGTCGACGACACGTAATCTCCGGAAAGCATTATCTCATCCTCATCTAAGGTTCCGAACGTATCATTTATGATATCTCCGGTTACATAACCAGCGATGAGTTGAAACACCTTGTTTCTTTTGAGAACCTTCCACAACCATTTTTGAAATGGTTTCAG